GAATACGACCCAATGGCCTAGACGACACAGCATAAATATGCTAGAGGCGGTAGACATGGATGCACTAATCATTTTCAGCAGTGGCAACGAGCACCCCCTCAACTGGATGCTGGACAAGCGACATCGCCATGTGTGGTGCGCTACCAAGATCGAAAGCGGTCAGTGGGTCATCTATAATTGGCACCAAGGCAACCCCATCATCGAAGTGGTCGACGGCTCCGTAGACCTCGCGGCCTACTACAAGTCTGAAGGCTTCAAGGTCTACAATGTCGAGGTCGGCGACGAGCCATGCCACGGCCCGTGGATGTGCAACAACTGCGTCGGCCACACCATGGTGCTGCTCGGCATCCGCACCCATTTCATATTCACTCCCCATCAACTCTGGAAACACCTGACAGGTAGAACCATGACTGACCACATCAAGAGATTTTTCACCAACCTCTGCTTCGTGCCCGGCTTCGGTGGAGGCAAGACCACGTTCCTCCCCGCCCCAGTAAGCACCGTGGCACCGGCATCGCAGACAACCGTCGACGCAGACGCCAAGATATCAGCAGACGAAGCGGCACGGGTCAAAGCGCGTAAGACAGCAGCAGGTTCCACCACGTCCGCATCAAGCACGCTGCTCGATGACGACGACAGCACAAGCGGAGCACTCAAATGATCAAGCTACTAAAACGATTTCTATACATGCCCGGCTTCGGTGGCGGCAGCGCACCAGCTCCTCCGCCTCCGCCTCCGCCTCCACCTCCGGCACCGAAGAAGCCCGACGTCGCAGTGCAGCAGGCACGCGCCGATGAGATCAAGCGGTCGAAGCTGGCCGCTGGTCAGGCGGGCACCAACAAGACAGGCGGCATCCTCACCGATGAGGCAAGTACCGCCAGCAAAACATTACTGGGGTAGATCATGGCCAACCTCGCACGCAGAAGCTCCGACACCTTGATGGGTGACAACGACAGGGTCGACTACCCAATGGTGCATTTCTCCGCCGAGCAGGTTGCATCTCTCGGCCTGTGGGATCACGACGTGGGCGACACGACGAAGATGCAGGCCAACATCCGCATCTCATCGAAGTCAAAGGACAGCGGCGAGGACCGGCACGTCACCATCGAGCTGGTGGACGCGGTGGTGAAGAAGCCGGAAGGCGTCGACGCCAACAAGATGTTCCCCTCGACGAAAGGTTAGCTCATGCCAATCATCAGCCCCGGAAATCTCGGCGACAACATCCCACCTCATGGGAAGAAGTCGACAGTCCTCAAGCGTTACGTCACGTTGGAGAACGACCGCTCGTCTTGGCGCAACCACTGGATGGAGATCAGCGATTACATCCTGCCGAGACGTGGCCGCTTCCTATTCACGACGGCTGACGACAGAGGCAAGAAGCGCAACAACAAGATCATCGACAGCACCGGCACGCAGGCCGTGCGGACGCTTGCCGCTGGCATGATGTCCGGTATGACCAGCCCGGCGCGTCCTTGGTTCCGTTTCGCCACTCCAGACGAAGAGTTGATGGATCACCATGAAGTAAAGACGTGGCTTGCCGACGTCGAGCGGATCATTCGCTCCATCCTTCAGCGGTCCAACTTCTACAACTCTGCCTTCACCATCTACTCGGAGCTGGGTGCGTTCGGCACGGCACCGCTATACAGACAGAAGAGCTTCAGCAACGTCATCAGGTTCAGGCCGTTGACGGCTGGCGAGTATGTCATTGCAGAGAATGACCAAGGAGAGGTCGACACACTTGGACGGTCGTTCACCATGACCGTCAGCCAAGTCGTAGAGAAGTTTGTCATCAATTCAGAGAAGGGCATCGACGACTGGACAGGTGTCAGCCGAGCGACGCGCAACCTGTGGAACTCTAAGAACTACGACGCACTGGTGCCAATCATCCACATGATGGAGCCTCGCCGTAAGTCAGAGCGCGACCATAAACTATTCAGCAATCAGCACATGCCGTTCAAGTCGGTCTACATGGAGCAGGGTTCAGACAACGACGAGGTTCTGTTCGAGGGGGGCTTCAAAACATTCCCCGCATACATTCCTCGGTGGGATGTACTGTCCGGCGACGTGTACGGCAGGTCTCCCGGCATGGATCACCTCGGCGACATCAAGCAATTACAACAGCAGCAGAAGCGCAAGGCGCAGGCCATCGACAAGATGGTCAACCCGCCGATGACCGCGCCTACCTCGCTGCGTGGTAAACCTTCGAGCGTGCTGCCCGGCGGTACGACCTACGTCGACCCGTTGCAGGGCGGCCAAGGTTTCACGCCAGCCTATCAAGTTACCCCTCGCCTCGGAGAAATGCAGCAGGACATCGCTGAAGTTCAAGAGCGTATCCAACGTGGATTTTATGCCGACCTCTTCGCCATGATGATCAACAGCGACCGCCGAAACATTACGGCGACTGAAGTCATTGAGCGGCAGGAAGAGAAGCTCGTTTTGCTGGGTCCAGTTCTGCAACGCCTAAACACAGAGCTGCTCGATCCGTTGTTGGATGATGTGTTCCAGTTTGCGCTAGACGCGGAACTCCTCCCTGAACCGCCAGCCGCACTAGACGGGGCTGAGTTGCGCGTTGAATACATCAGCCTACTCGCGCAGGCCCAGCAAGCTGTCGCAGCCAGTGCCCTCGAACGTACCATGGGTTTTGCAGGTAACTTGGTCGGCGTCTTCCCTGAGATCGTCGACAACTTTGATGCCGACATGGCAGTCAGGCAGTATTCAGAAATCTTGGGCAACTCGCCTGACCTTCTCAAGGACAGCAATCAAGTCGCAGCCGTCAGGCAGCAGCGTGCCGAGCAGCAGCAGGCAGCGCAGGCCGCCGAGCAGGCCGGAGCTGCAGCGCAGGGTGCCAAGGTATTGAGTGAGACCGACACGCAGAACCCCAACGCGCTAACTGATCTGCTCGGAAGGGGAGCCACCGCCTAATGGCAAAGAAGAACTACGACGCCAGCGACCCTAAGCACGTCGAGGAAGCTGAGAAGGATATGAAGGACCGCGACCAAGACGTCGTGTTCATCATGTCCCAGCCGCGTGGACGCAGATGGATGTATGACTTGATTTGGAACAGGTGCCACAAGGATGGCATCAGCCATGTGCCGAGCGACAAAGAGAGTACAGCATTTAACGAGGGAGCGCGGAGCGTAGGTTCCGTATTGGAAAGCATACTTCGGCGAGATATGTCGAGGATGTACATTAAGATGTTGGAGGAGAACCATTTCGATGGCTGAAGAAATTGAAGCGACTGAAGAGGCAACCGAGGAAGTGGCCGAGGTCACTGAGGAAGTCACGACAGGTGAAGCGACTGAAGAAATTACGGACGACGTCAAGCCGGAAGGCGAAGGCGACGTCAAGGATACCAAAACCCTGCTGTCGGACGACGAGGGCGATGGAGCCGGAGGCGCACCCGATAAGTACGAGTACGTCTCTCCAAAGGACATCGGGGAAATCGATATGACCCCCGAAGTCCAAGCACAGTTTGATAACTTCAACGAACGGGCGAAGGATGCTGACCTAACACAAGACCAGTATCAAAAGCTCGTTGACGGAGAGATCAGACGGGGCCGCGCTGCCGTAGACGATATGGTAGTGGGCTATCAGCAGCGTGTAGACGGATGGGCCGACCAGACGAAGGCAGACAAGGAGCTAGGCGGTGAAGAACTCGCTGAGAACCTGAGCACTGCCAAACTGGGCATGGACACATTCGGGACACCTGCCTTGAAGGCTTTGCTAGACAAACCTTCAGAGCAGAACCCCGATGGTCTGGGCATTGGCAATCATCCTGAGATTATACGTCTGCTCCATCGCGCTGGGTTACAGGTGAAGGAAGACGGCGACCTTGTTGGCGGAGACGGCGGCAAGGCTGAGAATGATGCTTCCTTACGCAGAATGTATCCCAGTATGTTCAAAGACGAAGCAGCTTAAAGGAGATAACTAATGGCTACTCTAAGTGTTGTTAACCCCACCTTGGCCGATCTGGCTAAGGTCACTGACCCCGACGGCGGAATTGCCGACGTGGTTGAAATTCTGAACGCGACGAATGAAATCCTGACTGACATGTCATGGATGGAAGGTAACCTCACGACTGGTCACCGTTCGTCTATCCGTGCTGGCCTGCCCACTCCGACGTGGCGCAAGATGTATGGTGGCGTTCAGCCGACAAAGTCCCGCGCAGTCCAAGTCACGGACAACTGCGGAATGATGGAAGATTATGCCGAAGTCGACGCCGCCCTCGTTGGGATGGCTGGTGATCAGGCAGCCTTCCGCCTTCAAGAGGATCGTCCTCACATCGAAGGCATGAACCAAGAGTTTGCTTCTACTCTCTTCTACGGAGATGAAAGCACGGCACCGGAAGAGTTCACTGGACTTGCCCCGCGCTACAACTCTACTACTGCAGACAATGGTGATAACATCATTGCAGGCGGTGGATCGGGTTCTGATAATGCTTCTATCTGGCTCATCTGCTGGTCTCCGCAAACCCTCCACGGGATTATTCCCAAGGGTTCCAAAGCGGGCATCCAACAGCGTGATCTGGGTGAAGTTACCATCGAAGACGCTGACGGCTCGAATGGCCGGATGCAGGCTTTCCGCACGCACTATCGTTGGGACGTTGGCCTCACGGTCCGCGACTGGCGTTATGCGGTTCGGATCGCTAACATCGACCGTTCGGCTCTGGTTATCACCGCCGCTAGTGGTGCTGACCTCAACGACCTGATGCACCAAGCATGGACCGAGCTGCCTTCGACGGCGGCTGGGCGTTGTTCTTGGTACATGGACAAATCCATTCTGTCCATGCTCCGGCGTCAGACGTCTAACGCGGTGTCCTCTTCGACGCTGTCTGTCGACATGGTCGGCGGAACTATGCAGACGAGCTGGGGCGGTATTCCGATCCGTCGTTGCGACGCTCTGCGCCCTGACGAAGCGACTGTCTCCTAATAACGGGAGACACTGTTAACCCCTAGGCGGGGAGCACCCACTAACCCCTCCCCGCCGCCTTCTCTCGAAAGGAGATTGCTATGATTTTAGATAAACGCCTTGAGTTCTCTGACGGTGGAGACATCTCCGCCGTTGCATCAACTGTCTTGTCTGACAACGTCATCGACCTGCAAGAAGCTCGTGACATTGGTAACGGCCAGCCGTTGTATCTGGTTATCCAGATCGACACCGCTGTCGTCGGCACCTCGTCCACGATCAACTTCCGGCTCCGGTCTGACAGCTCTGCTGCCATTCACGCCACCACCTCATCCGCTCATTATGAGACTGGCGCGATTGCCGAAGCCGTTTTGGTTATCGGCTACACCGTCGTCATCCCGCTGCCTATTGAGGGCACGGTTTACGAGCGGTATCTTGGTCTTCAAGCGGTTATCGGTGCGGCCACGACTACGGCTGGTACTTACTCCGCCTTCTTGACCCTCGATCCGTATGGTTGGAAAGCCTACCCAGACGCGGTCAACTAGACCGTAAAACCGGGGGAGACATGTTTGTCTCCCCCACCTTATTCTTTTCTAGGAGGAGAGAAACAAATGGCTACGATGGACGTTAAATTTAGAAACCCTTTCTACCATAACCAGCTAGGTCTTCTTGGCGGAGCTGGAGATGAAGGAACCACCTACGTCTTGGACGACGACGAAGTTATCCCTCGGACTGCAGACGTGGTCGACGGCGTCAGCCTAGACCGTAAGAAGAATGACGAACGTGGCAGTGCCGCTACCAAGGCTGCCCGCGTACAGGCTGACAAGGACGAGGCATCAGACGACGAGCCGCATGACGAAGGCCCAGCCAAGCGCGTCAAGCCGAAGGAAGGCAAAGCCAAGTCCGATAACATAGTGAAGAAGCGTAAAGGCTAAGGAGACCGATCATGGCGTCTGAAACACAAATCGCCAAGCTGGCACTGCAGCACATTGGTGACAGGTATGACATCACCGACTTGACCGAAGAGACGGTTGAGGCGGAGCAGGTCAACCTGATCTTCGATGACACGCGGGACTGGCTTCTTCGGCAGCACAGTTGGAACTTCGCAAGGAAATTTGCGTCTCCTGCCGCGCTGACTGGAACCGTGCCAAACAACTTCGATTACATGTACACCTACATGACCGACGCGGTCAGGGTGAACGGCGTAGTCGATCCCCTGAACGCAAACACGGTTATCAAATACGAAATTGCGAGAAATGCTTCAGACGTCAAGGTCATCCTAACAGACCAAGCCAGTGCCGAATTTTTCTACACGGCACGCATCACTAACACCGCCCAGTTTGATCCTGAGTTCACCATGGCGTTCTCTTACGCGCTGGCGGCGAAGCTGGCGATGCCCCTGACCGGCGACCGCGCCATCATGGGTGACATGTCTACATTGGCTAGAAATATCGTCAACAGTGCATGGGAGACCGACAGCAACGAGGGGCTGGAAGATACAATTCCAGACGCGGACTGGATACAAGCGAGGGCGTAAACGATGCCGAAGGTAATTCAATCAAGCATGGCTGGCGGTGAAGTCTCCGCTGCCATCGGTGCCAGAGTAGATATTGGAAAATACAAGTCGAGCCTTGAGACGTGCGAGAACGCATTCGTCCAAGTGCACGGTGGCGTTTCCAATCGCCCCGGTCTTCAGTATGTGGCCGAGTGTGTCAGCGGTACACTGAATACCCGCATCATTCCATTCGAGTACAATACTGAGCAGACCTACATTTTAGAGTTCGGCAATCTGTACATGCGCGTCGTCAAGGACGCTGGTCAGGTTCTAACCGGAACATCGAAGACCATAACAGGTGTCACCGCTGCTAACCCCGGCGTCGTGACGGCGACAGCGCACGGCTTCAGCAACGGAGACGACGTGTACGTCATTGGCGTAGTTGGGATGACACAACTCAACGGTCGAACCATGCGCGTCGCTAACAAGGCAACGAACACCTTCGAGCTGAACGATTACGACGACAACAACATAGACACGTCGGCCTACACAGCTTACGGCAGCGCGGGAAGCGCAGAGGCTGTTTACGAAATCGTCACGACATATACAACGGCGGAGCTGTTCGACATTAAGTTCGTCCAGTCTGCCGATGTTATGACTATCGTTCACAAAGACCATAACCCTGTAGAGCTTACGCGGACGGGGCACGCGGCGTGGACAATGACCGACATCGTGTTCGCACCACAGCAGGCATTCCCGACCGGCGTCGCCGTCGGCGCAAACACTACAGGCGCGGAGACCGAGCGTTATGTAGTGACAGCGGTGAACGACGAGAACGCCGAGGAGAGCCTAGTCGGCATAGCGTTGGGCACAAGCATCACCGCCATCACTAAAGCAAACCCCGCTGTCGTCACAGCGGCGGCTCATGGGTTTACAAATCTTGACGAGATCGAAATACAAAGCGTCGTGGGTATGACCGAGGTAAATAATCTTCGCTTCAAGGTCGCGTCCAAGACGACTAATACCTTCGAGCTGCAGGACTTGTCTCGCGTCGACATCGACAGCAGCGCGTACACGACTTACAGCTCCGCTGGCACGGCCTTTCCAGCCTATGATAAAATAACCAACGGTGCGGTGACCAAAGATAACACGATCACATGGACAGCAGTGGCTAACGCCATAAGCTACAACGTCTACCACGAAAAGGATGGCATCTTCGGTTTCATCGGACGGAGCGAGATCGACAGCTTCACTGACAACAACATCGACGCCGACCTCGAAGACACGCCACCGAAATTTCGAGACCCCTTCGTCAGTACAAACGAGAAGCCGTCGTCTGTTGGCTACTTCCAGCAGCGGAGGCTCTTCGCAAGCAGCGCAAACAAGAAGCAGCGCATGTGGTTTACGCAGACTGCTAATCACTACAACCTCGGCGTCTCATCCCCCACTAAGGACGACGACGCCATCACCGTCACCATCGCCAGCCTTCAGGTGAACGAGATAAGGCACATGGTGCAGCTCGGTGAACTCATCGTACTGACGTCCGGCGGAGAATGGAAAGCCAGCGGCGTCGACGGTGTCATCACTCCCAGCACAATCCAGATTGAACCTCAGACGTACTACGGCTCTGAGCAGTTGACGCCGGTCACGGCGGGCGACGTTGTCCTGTACATGCAGCCCGGGTGGACGGTGAGGGATTTGGCGTACAAGTTCGAGACTGACAGCTACAACGGAAACGACATCTCCATCCTCGCCCGGCACATGTTTGACGACTACACTTTCATCGACTGGGCTTACGCGCAGGCACCGCACTCCATCGTATGGGCTACGCGGAATGACGGCACCATATGCTCGCTGACCTATGTTAGGGAACAGGAAATTTTTGCATGGAGCAGACATATAACGCAGGGCGATTTTAAAAGCGTGGCCTCCGTACAGGAAGGCAGTGACGATTTCATGTATACCATTGTCCAGCGGAAAATTGGCACACGGACGCGGCAGTACATCGAGCGTCTGCACGACGCCGAGTTCAGCAACGTGCAGGACGCCTTCTTTGTAGACAGTGGCCTGAGCCTTAACACGCCGATCACGATCACTGGCTACACGTCTGCTAATCCTGTCGTCGTCACCGCAGTCGGACACGGACTGTCTAACGCCGACACCATCGACATCAATAACATCTACGTCGCCGACGACACTGTCGACCAAGGACGTTCCATCTCTACAGAGTTGGACGGCATCGGTTACACGGTGTCCAACAAAACGACGGACACCTTCGAGGTCCAGCTTAACGCAGTGGACGTCGACGGCAGCGCATTTAAAACATACGACAGTGGTGGAGAGGTGCGTCTGGCCAAAACCTCCATCGGCGGGCTGTGGCACCTAGAAGGGGCAAGCGTCGTTGGCATAGCTAACGGGTACGTCACCGGAGCACTGACCGTCGCCAATGGTTCAGTCACTATCCCCAACGCATCCAGCCGTGTGCACATTGGTCTCAACTACACGTCGACTGTCAAGACGTTGAAGCTGGACAATGCTAATCCTCTCGACACTGTGCAGGGACGCAACAAGAAATTGACGCGGTTGACACTGCGCCTCGAGAAGACCATGGGCCTGTGGCACGGCCCCGACCTCACGCACATGCGCCAAGCAAAATTTGGCCTGCCGTCGCTGTACGGGCAGGAGCTGTCGATGATCACCGGAGATAAGGATGTCACCCTGTCGCCGAGCTGGAACAAGAATGGCCAGATCGTCATACAGCAGCGCGACCCCCTACCTATGACATTGCTTGCCATAATCCCCGACGTCATCATTGGGGGTGACTGATGATCAGGAAATTAACCAGAGAGGATGTGCCCGTCCTTGTTGACGTGTGCATGGACTTCCACGGTGACAGTGTCCTGTCCCAATTCACCTTCGACAAAAACAAAGCACTGTACATCCTCGACGAAATCATCGAGCACGAAATGGTCTTCGCCTACGGGGCTTTTCATAAGGATCAGTTAATCGGGGGTCTGGTGGCGGAGGCAAAATCACATCTATTCCTCGACGTCCTGTTCGCCGAGGACATCGGCTTCTTTATAAAAAGCGACCGGAGGGGTGGTCTGAACGCCAAGAGGCTAGTCAATAAGTTTAACTTGTGGTGCGCCGACCTTGGGGTGGATGTAACCCAGATATCAGTCGACGCCGGTATATCCAATGAGAGGACGTGTGGCTTTCTAGGATATATGGGTTATAAGGATACAGGCAGCCTGATGACGATAGGATTGTAATATGCCAGCAGCTACATCAATTTCAATAGGGCTGTCCGCCCTCGGTACTGTGATGGGGGCGGCGTCCGCGTACCAGCAGTCACAGGCTCAGAAGTCTCAGGCAAACTATCAGGCTGCAGTCGCCAACAACAACGCTATAATCAGCCGTCAGAACGCTGCCAGTGTAGCCGAGCGTGGTGAGATTGCGCAGCAGGAGCACCGTCGCAAAGTCAAAGCCGTCAAGGGTGCCGCAAAGGCGCAGCAGGCGTCCAAGGGATTTTTGGTGGACGACACTGCTGACAGCTCGAACCAGCAAGCAATCCAAGACATAGCAGAGATGGGCAAGCTGGACGAGCTGCGCATCAAACACAACGCCGACCTAGAGGAACGCCGTGCGCTAATTCAGGGCGTCAACTTCCAAGCGCAGGCCGGGCTATACAGTATGAAGGCAAGCCAGAACAACCCGCTTATGGCGGGCACCAGCTCATTGATCTCAGGTGCAGCCAGCACTATGTCGACAGCCCATAAGCTCGGCGTGTTTGACGATTAAGTAGGATAAGACAGATGGCAAAACGCGGTAAACGAACGATAGGTGTGGGGAACCCACAAGGCGGGGCTATTGGAACCGTCGGCCTAGACGTGGCCGAGACGCCGCTGCAGAGATTTGACGTGCCTATATTTGATGGTATGGCTAAGGCGTTGGGGGAAGGGTCCAAAGGACTTTTTGCTGCATCCGCTATGGTCGCGGACATAGCTAAGGACGCCTCAGATGCGGATTACCTGACGACCAGTAGAGACCTCACTACCACAGTGCAGGATATGCAAAGCTCTTGGACGGCTGGTGGTGTCTCATCCGACCCGTCGACGGCTGTGGCGCAGGGCGGTGCGGAGGCATTAGCAGGCACCATCGCCGGGCAGCCTTGGAATAGAGGACCGGCTATCGGCAAAGGGGCCAATAGGGATTGGTTTGCTGCGACTACAGGCGATATGACTACCGAGCTGACCCGTATTAAAAGCACCAAGGAATACGGTAACCTCACGCAGTCTGACAAGAAGGCAATGGACAAGCTCATCCTTAATACTGAGTTGTCCTACCGCGCCAAGGCTCTGCTGCACATGAAGGAGCAGACCAAGATACACAAGAAGGCGGAGCTGTCTACAGCGCGAGACATGAAGAAAGACGCCGCTGTGGGGGATGCCGGTGACGCCGGTATAGCCAACACCAGCCTCGCCACTATGATCTCCTCTGTGCAGGAGGTCGAACGCATGGAGACCGGCGCGACGCTGGATGACTTAGCAGTGCGCGGTGCAGCGACCGAGGCGATGGATGACGTCGCGCAGAAAAGTATCGACAACCTTCTGAACAGCGAAGCTCCTGATAAAGCGGAACGTGCCCGGCAGTGGATGGCGATGAACACGACCGTCGAGGTCGATGGGCACAAAATTTCACTGAGCGACGATAAGAGGAATGACCTCAACCAGCTCATCGCCACCAGTGTACAGGGAGAGGTGGGCCGCAATACGGGCAACAGCATGTTCGCCACCTATGGCGACGACGCTGCTGGTGCTCAGAAAGCCATTGAAGCCGACCCCAAATTGACAGACGGTATGAAGACGGCGGCGGCGGCCCAGTATGAGAAGAGGCGCACCATCGTAGCAGCGCAGGTCAAGCGCGTGGATCAGAATAACGTAGACGCCGCCATGGACAAGGCAGGCAAGGGGCAGATGCCGGGCGATGCTGAGATGGCGAAGCTCAGGGGGCCGGACAAGCGTTCCGTCAGGGCAGAGGTTCTGTTCTGGCAGACTTATCCAAAGGGCGGTCGGGTCACAGACAAGACCGCCAAAGATAAGTGGATGGGTATGACCCAGCCGGAGCGGGCCGAGCTGACGTATGACAAATTTCTAGATCAGTTCGCCAACAGATTTAACGCAGCCGACGGAACGCGGGACAAGGCCATCGCCGCATGGACGTCAGCGCAGAACTCGCAGCTCACCCTCGAGACGGCGCAGGGCATCCGGCTTAACACGCTGGTACGGTCCAGCAACAAATCTGAGGCCGGTCGGATCAGGACATATTTCAACAGCCAAGTGGCGTCTCGGAAGACTCGGTTGTGGCCGGGTAACGGAGATAATGACAAGCGCAAACGGGCAGCCTTCGAGCAGGCGGCAGAGAGCGAGTTCGAGGAGCGCAACAGCAACGAAAGGCCGATGAGTAAGGTCGAGGCAGACGCTATGATGTCCGACTTGGCCTCACAGATAACTATAGATGGCGACGAGTACCAAGCCTTCAACGTCGTCACCGAGCTGAAAGACGAAGACGGAGACCTGATTAAGGGCAGCGCGGACGCCGCCCGCGTTATGGCTGGCGTCGATGTCCGCGACAGGTTCGAGGTTATGCGGTGGTATCGCAGGTCTAAAGGGTTGAGTAGCAGTGATCCCATCAAGCTCGAAGACGTGGGCAGCTTCATTCTGGGAGAGATTACTTTGAAGACGCCGCCGGAAGCCTTGGTGCCGAAGCTGCGTGCGACACTGGTAAAGAACGGCATCCCCCCGACACCGGACGCCATGAACGACTGGTATCGCCGTTGGCTAATCAACAAGAACGGTGGCTAGATGGCAGAGTTTAATCCATTCGAGGAGTTCGTCTCCAGTCAGGCCAGCCGTCCACTCGATGACCCGCTGACGCCTGACATCAAGGACGATGAGCCAGACCCCTTCGCTGGGTTTGTGGAGCAGGAGCGGAAGCGTGACCAGCAGCAGGCTCTGAACACTGTCGCCGACGCTACGCCGGTCAACCCCGACACCTACGCTGCCATGCGCACCATGGCGCAAGACGTCAACATCAATACTCGGATGCTTCTGGGTGATGTGGAGCCAGACAAGCTGCGCACCAAACACGTCGTCGAGCAGACCCGGTCCTTTCTAAAAGAGAACCCGAGGGTCGAGCGGTTTCTCCGCGACCCCGACAGCGTCCGCCTGACCCACGATGACATCGCCGGTCTACGCTCGGTGCATGAGGCGTCGAAGCGGTTGTCTCTCAGCGAGGAGGACAAAGGCTTCGGTGAGGTCACGTCTGGCATCGCCGAGCGGTTACCGAAAATTTTCGAGCAGGTTGGTATCGCCACTGGTGCGGCTGTCCTAGAAGGAAACGAAGACACTATATTCCCGCACGAAGCCTTGGCCAAAATGGACGACGAAGAGAAGGCCGCCTACAACGCGATGGACACCAGAGAGAAAGTCAGCTTCCTCTTCTCCGACAAAAACAAGAAGAGGTTTAAGTCTGAGCTGGGTAAGGAAGGCCGTGAGAAGGTATCTGCCAGTCTCGACGAGGTGACCAGAGAGCTAAACATTATGCGGGCGCGTGCGCCGAAGGAGGGGGTGGCGTTTTATGCGTCGGCCATTGCTGAAGGCACAGCCGCGATGCTACCAGCCATCGCCACTGGTATGCTTACAAAAAACCCGAAGCTGGCGTTGTCAATTATGTACACGCAGGCGTTCGGCGGCAGGTACGCGCAGGCTAGAGAGCGCGGCAAGAAAGACGGCACGACACAGAGCGACGCCTT